GGGTCTTCCTCGGCATCCGGATCTTCTTCGGTGTCGGCGTCGGGTTCAGCTTCCGGATCTTCTTCGGTGTCGGCGTCGGGTTCAGCTTCCGGATCTTCTTCGGTGTCGGCGTCGTCCGCTGCGGGCTCGGCCTTCTGCTTAACCTTGGACGGCTTCTCTTCCGGCTCATCTTTCGCAGCGTTGGGGTCTTCACCGATCAGAGTTTCTGGCGCTTTGAGGATTTCCTTCCATGCTTTGATGATGGAAGCGTCGCCAGTCTTCGACAGCACAGGGCGGTCTTCGGCCAACTTGGCACGCAACGCGATCATCAACTTCTGACCCTTGTCGCTCAAGCCGCCTTTGGGTACGGAATACTTGGAAGCAATTGCGGCAGCAATGTTCTGGTAAAGTGCAACCAGCTCATTCACACCAGCACGCTGGCCTTGCTCCTGAACCTCCTCGCCGAAGTCTTCGTCGTCATCAACATCCTGAGCGTTGAGAACATCGCCCATTGGTTTCAAGTCTGACTTCTTGGCATTGCGAAGTTCTTCGTCAGTCACGCCGCCTTTATTACGACGTTCCTCTTTGACCGATTCCTGACGTGCGTCCTCGTCGCGAGCTGCCCGTGCGATTTCCTTGGCAATGACGGTGTTGTCGGACGCATCCTTCTTCACACGTTCACGCTCGGCCTGCTCTTTCGCAAGACGCTCTTCACGCTCCTGCTTACGCTTGGCGGCGATTTCGGCGCGCTCTTGCTTCTCACGGTCGTTACGATCACGCACACGGTTGCGAGTTTTGCGTTCGCGGTAGAGTGCGATCATATCAGGCGAAACGTGAGTAGTCGGCCAACTGCCTTGCTTCATGACCGGAACTTCTGCGGCCACACGGTCGTACTCGGCGGTAGTCACGGATTCGTACATACCGTCGAGAGAAACGATAAGGCCCCCAATAGCGGGCTTAACGAACCGCATACCGATCATTTCACCGCGACGCAACTTGATTTGGGTCTTGTTGGTTCGCAGGATGAATTCAGGCGTGACAACTTTACGCCATTGATAATCGGAGGTATCGACGCCGTTGGGGGTGGCCTCTTTGTTCCCGCGCACGACAGCTTCGTTCTGCGGAGTTACCACAGGGCGGAAGCGTGAACTGTCCCACGCACGAACGTTTTGCTGTTGCAGGATTTCCTGCACTTTCTCGGTTCGCGTATTCGATTTGATAACGCGACGAACGACCTTACCTTTCTCTGCAATGCGGTTTGCAACGCGCTTGCTGATCCGGTAGGTTTGCTTTTGGTCTTCATCCGTGATCAGGAAGAACTCTGCTGAGTTGCGGAGGTTAGGGCGAATGCCCACCTTCATGCCTTCGGTGATCACTTTCTTCTTCGTGCCGCTCTCAACAGTCAGTCTGGAACCCACGTACGAGTACCAAGCAAACTCCGGAGTTGCAGATTCAGATAGAATCTTCAATTTCATATCGGAACACCTGTTTATGATTCCCATCGTTTATTTACAGAAAACAGCGGTGGATTAACCACCGCTGATGTATCCGTAAGGCGGACATTCCTTACACATGTTGTAACAGAAGTCGAGTTGGATCCAGTACCACATACCGTTCGGCAGTTGACGGCCTGCAACGTTCTGCGGCTCCATCTTCCAAACCTGAGTGGCGTTCTGCAACGCTTCGAGTTCAGTAGCGAAATAGCCACGGTCAAGCAACGTCGGAACGTTACCGTCGTGAACCATCCCCTCTTCTTCCATTATGATCTTGCGGGGTGCAAAATCGTGTGGAACTTTCGGAATGAACTGAGCAAACCGCTGCACGAAGTCCTTCACTCCTTGCGGTGCGATTGATACGGCGGGCGCGCTATCGGCGGGGAACACCGCGCCAATCTGCAAGCGTGAAGCCGAAGACTCTGCGTGCGAAACCGCACTCGGCACGAACACCTGCGCATCAATAGCTGCGAGTCGGTGGCTCGATACGCCCATCGCCTGACTGGCCTCCAAATGCACACGCGCTTTCGAACTCTGCTCGTAACGGCCACTCAACATAACTGAGTTGTAGCGACTGCCTTGGCGCGCGTCGGCGGACTGCGCTTCGATGTTCAAAATCTGCGTCGGTTGATACGGCACGAAATACTTCGGCCAGATCTCGCCAGTGTCAGGGAAGCGTAGCTTACGGTGCAACGGACGCAACGGCACGCCTTGATGTGACGGACGCAAATATTCCTGCGACGCCACTTCAAGTTTGTAGTAACCGAGTGTCCGCTTCTCGTTCGGCCCCTTGGGTTCGAGCGATTGACCGTAAGTCACCTTGAACGACTGAGCTTCCAGACTCGCAAGCGATACCTGCGGGGGAAGTTCGTGTCGAACTGCGGGCTCACTAGCGACAGAGCTAACGACGTTGGCTTCGCGACCAGCATTCAACACGCTCCCGTAGGTTTGTGAGATCGGCTGGGCATGAGGCGTAACGCCTTCGAGCTTGTATGCAGCGGGATCAATGTACTGATGGAAATTAAACGAATCAGGCTGATAGCTCTTGGTCAGCGCGCGGAACTGATAGTCTTTTCCGTACCACGATTGCATCGGCGGAATGTGCCGCGCAAGTGCAGGCGCGCTTTGAATTTCATGCGCGGGTCTTGGCTGCGGTGCGTGATAGGTTGCGCTATCAATTTCGTGTGTCTGCGGCGGACGAACAGAAACAGGAGTGCGGCGCTCAAACGAACTCGGCATCCGAATCTGACGCGCTTCCGGTTCGTACTTCTCGGAGCCCCATGCGACAGGTGCAGCAACACCATCAACACCGAACACGGCATCGTAAGTTGCGTAAGTACGAATCGGTTGGCCTTGGTGTCGGTGCATGACGATTTCAGGATCATGCGACACTTCGGCAATGGTTGTCGGCAGCGCAGGCGCAGTCTCAACATGATCAACAACGACGTTGACTTTAGCGGCGGGCAGCGTGATAACCATGTCACTATCGACGAAGGAATCCGCAAGTTTCGGCGGATACACCCAACGCGCAACCACGTCACCGAAGTCCAGCTCTCGGCCTCCGGAGAACGGAATGCCTGTGTAAGTCAGCACGCTTGCAGGCGTAAGCTCTACTTCGCGCGACTCTGAGTTATATTCGCGAGCGTCTGCCGGAGCGTCGATGAATACTCCATCAAGCGTCGGAATGATACCAGCGGGGACGGCTGCAAGCATGAAGAAGTCGGACGGAATCGCAGCGAACAAAAACGCAGGCGACTCGGCTTCTACATGCCGTTCGGCTTCGCGCGTAGTCGGGTACGGGTCGAGGAAATGGTCATCGGCCCACACTTTCCAAACGTGGTCAGACCGACCGAAACGGTACGGAATCTCGTAACGCCCAAACTCACCGACGTCGAACTCAAGAATCACATGCTGACCTGGGCCAAGCACCACCGACCGCACGCCTTCACGGTCTTTGATGTTACCCATTGCGGATGACAATTCAAAGATCAGCTCGGCGTCGGTGTACGGGTTGATGATCGGCTTCGATTCAATCTTGGTGCGCGGGGCGTATGCGCGTCCAATAGTCGGAGGCGTGACGCGCTGAGGGTTCGACATTGAGAAGAACGTTGCACGCACGCCACCAATTTCACACCACCAAGGGGATACGGTGGCGGGGCCGTGAGTGACCTTGATGCGAATCGTGGAACCGGGTTGGATGAGCGAGCCGCTTTCCACGACAACATCGTTCACCCAAATCTCGCCATTGGATTTGATTACCGCAGGTGCGTCGTAACCTTTCGGCGTGAATGGCAGTGTGAATGACTGCTCACCGATAACCGCGCCTTCAATGTCGTCAATCTTAAACGGATTGGGAATTGAGTCAGGCAGCACGCCCTCAACAAGTGCCGAACGCCCGATAGCGAAGAACATCTTGTTATCGCGTACCGAAGCCGCAGGGATCCGCAACTGAACCACGTCACCAGAATATGCGTGAGTGATTGTCTTAGCAACGTCCGCAGGGTACACGGCAAGGGCCGGAGTAGATTCGGCGACCGAGATCGGATACGCAATGCCATCCTTTCCGGTAACGCGCACTTCGAGAATGACAGTGTTCCCGTCAACAATCTTGCGCAGGACTTCAATCGTCGGCTTCATGTCGTCAGACGACAGAGCATACGCCAAATCGCGTTCGCGTGGATTGCTGATGGCGTAACGCTTGCCATTAACTACGTGTACGCCCAACGTGTTGGGTTCTGCGTAGCCAACTGGCTGACCACCAATAATCAAATCGGTGCCCGTGGTGTACGCACCTTCGTGAGCAACGCGAGGATCGACAAACTGCAACGGCATAACCGGAGCAGTGAACGAGCGAAGAACGTCACCCGTCAGACTAACGAGTTTGCAATTGCCGTCAACGTCGAGCGCAACAACACCTTCACCAGCGGCGTCCGTAACCGAGCGCAGGCCGTGGAAGTTGGCGAGTATTCCGGCGACTGCTTTGGTATCCACGTTCACACTGAACACGTTACCCAGACCGCCAGCGGAAACCGCGATCAGGTTTCTGGATTCGGGCAGTTGACGCGCGTTGAGCCAGCGCCGTGAGCTATCGCGGAACTTCAAAGCTACCGTGCGAGTTGCCACGTTGACGTTGAAGACTTGCAGAGTGCCGCCGCTAGTACATGCAACCAATCCTACAATCTCGCCCTTCTCACGAATGAACTCGGCGCTGTAGAATTGGGCCGACAGATCGGAACTTCCTTCGGCAACGTCTTCATGGTCAAACCAATAGATGCGGCCTTGTGCAGTTACGACTGCTTGACGACGACGGTCGCCATCGAGACGTGCGATACCGTATGCAATCGGGCGTTGGCGTCCGGTCTCCATGATGCGCCACTTGGGCGGAACGGTCTCGGCATTGTAGTGAACAGCGCGGAGACGATCCTGATCAGAGATAAGAATCTTCGTCAGGTAAGGATGCAGGCTTGGGTCGAGTGCGGTGGTGCCCTGCTCAACGGCGTCAGCAGCGGGGTCACTCAAATCGCGGTAGTAGAATTCTTTTTTGTATCCACCTACCATGTGCTCGGTGAGTCCGCCGGACAAGAACGGAAGTTGCCAGCGCTTGGCGTATTCCGGAGTCAGAATCACGTACTCTTCTGCGCGAGTGTCTGCGACAAACACTTCGGCAAACGCAACCTCATCGTAAACGTTCGGACGCAACTCGATTTCGAGATCAGTCACGCCCGTGATAGTGATTGCATTCAGGCCGTTGGATTTGAATACCGCGCTACCCAAGATTCTGCATGTGCTCGTAACACCAAGCTCGCCGACATTTAGCGTATCAACTTGGTTGGTGTCAGAAATAATATATTTCACGGAAGCACCTCGCAGAAGTGAAAAAAGGGCAGCCCGAAGGCTGCCCTCTCGGGGTCACAACGTGACGTCACATTACGGCTGCGCGACGATGCCACCGCCCTGCTCAAGCAGGAACAGACGCATACCGGTGTTGCGCGGAGAGTTCGCAGCTTGCGCGCGATACTTACGCAGCAACGGCTGGCCGTCTTTGACTTCGCCGTAAACTTGCACTTCGATACCGATGCGCTGAGAACTCACGTCCGCAGAACCGTAACCGATCATGTCGATCTCGTACGGGTAGCTGTGACGGTGAGTGTTCAGACCAGCAGGGAAGCGGAAGTCGTAACGGTTGTTTTCGTTGAAGGTAACTTGCTGGATGGGGTTCATCACAGCGTTGGAGTCCGGAGTGTGAGCCACAGCGGAAGTGGCCGGAGCCGGAGCGTTCAGATCAGATTCGCGAACGGTGAAGCGCATGATGCCCAACGGAACAACAGTGTTCGCGTCAGCAGCGCCGCCGCCGTAGCAGGAATACAGACAGAACAGCGGAGCTTTACCCGTCACAACGACGGTGCCGTCCGGATTGATTGCACGTTGGATACAGAACCAGTTCTGACGGCAGCCCAGATCGTCCTGAGCTTCGACGTTGGTCACAATCGCGATACCGTGCGCGGAAACAGAAACCGCGTAGGAGAACGGAGTTGCAGACTGGTCGGCGAGGAACAGGTTCGCAGGGTTCGGGTCAACAGCGAATTGCAGAGAGCCTTTCGCCAGAGTTTCGCCCTTGGCGATCAGGCCGCGATGATAGAAGTAGGTATCACGCTGCGCAATGTCTTCCGGAGTGGTGCCAGTGCCAGCAACTTCCGGACGGTAGTTGCCGATGGTGCCGGAGTAGAACGGGAAAGACGCGCTGGTGTTCGGCTGACCGGGAGCGCCAGACTGAGTAACAGTGCTCTTACCGGAAACAGAAACGGTGCCGTCGTCGAGAATCTGCAACGGAGTCGCAGCGTACGCGCGCACGGTGTCCTTGGTCAGCTTGAAGCACAGACGCCACGGCTGATCGTCGGCTACCGGGTCCATAGTAGGAGTGGCAGCCAGAACCAGAGTGGCGACATCTTCGGGAATGTTCGCTGGATCGGTTTGGGTGTTGTCACCGTTCACCGACACCAGTGCCATACCGCCCTTCACCAGATCTTGGGCGATTGCGCGGTACAGTTTACGCTGGTCATCAAAACCAGTCGCTTGCTTGAAGATAGGCATGATTTATCATCCTCTTACTTGTGGAGAAGAATTCGAACACCACGGTTGTTTGCACCGTTCGCATTCATGGCCAGATACTTGCGTTCCGGCTGTCCGGTAAACGTGACAGGCACTTCGCTATCAGCAGACATAATGTCGGCCGAGATATACCCGAGCATGTCAAGCAACAGGGAGTAGGTATGCCGATGCGTGTTGATACGCTTCGGGAACTGAACCACGGCGTTATTCTCCGGAGTCACCGACACCTGTTGAAGGACGTTGATGATCGGAGTAACGTCAGGAGCGAAACTGCACGCAGTAACCGGAAGAGCAGCCGCATGAATGTCGGACTCTCGCACGGTGTAGCGCAGAACTTCGTTCGCGTTGAGCTTGTCAGGGTCGCCCGTGCCTTCTGCCTTGAACACGCAGAACAGCGGAGAGCGAACAGGAACTTGCATCGTGGCTTCGTTCACGCCGCGCTGACACACGAACCAGCTATACGCACGGCCCGAGCCATCCATCCCTTCAATACAAACGTGCATCGAAATGCCGTGGTTGGTATTGGAGATAAACAGCGTGAACGGAATTGCTGCATAGTCAGCGTCTTTGGAAACGCCCCACGCAGTCAAGTCGATGAAGTAACGCTCGGTGTTTGCGCCAGTGGAGAGGCGTCCGGCTTCAACTTTCTCATCGAGCTTGGCAACTGCGCCGTTCGGGAGAATTTGTTGAGTCGGTACAATGTTGGCTGACAGCCAGCGCCCCTGATCTTGACCTTCAAACACGATGGCCCAAGGCTCATCATCCACCTTGGCGTCAACAACGACAGGCGCACTAAGCACGATGCGTTTCGACGTTGGGGTGATGGTGGTGCTTGCAACGTTATCGACGTGAGTCACAATGAAGCCGATGTTAACCAGCTTTTGTGCAGCGACACGCGCAAGTTCCTCAAGGCCAACAATGTTTCTTTCGATGATTGACGCCATCGCTTACTCCAGAGTCAGGTAGTTGATTTTGAGAGTTGGCTTCGCCTGCGCAGAGCCTACGTTGAGGAAACGACAAAACAGAGTCTTACCGTTGCCGTTGGCAGCTAAGAATGAATAGCGCCGCAGCTTAACAGCTTTGCCGTTCTCATAACGAATACCCACATCTTGCTTCATGTCAGCAGAACTGATGAAGTGATACGGGTTCAGATCGTCGCGCGCGCTCGAAGAGAAAATCTTCAAGTCAATCTCAGCAGCAGACAAAATTACGTCAATTAGGAGCATCGTCGCTGACGCAGTGAACGAAAAGTCATATTGCTGACCGGGTTGGATATAATCAGGCGCTTCAAACTCAAACGCACCGCGCTGGCCGCGATTCTGCGCGCCAGACAAATCCACCCACATCAACCCGCCAGTCGCATCGGACATAAGCGTGTATCCTGCTCCAGGTGCGGGCGGGATCTTCTGACTGTTCATCAACGAAATAACTTGCTTCTTCCCAACCGGAGTCATCATCAACGGATTTTCGGTATCGACGTGATCGAGGATGTTGAATTCAACTTCTTCCCCACCCGGCTTGAACGGAGTCCACGTTTTCTTATCCGCACCGAGTTGGTACGTGAGCTTACTCTCAATCGAGTAAGCCATCATACCTTCTTTACGTGCGAAGCTGTGGATCTTGTCCATGTCGGCATCGAGGGCTACCGTGCGGTAGCCCCCTTTGACATACACGTCTTCCAAAAGAAACGGAAGTGATGGACTGGAAGGGAGAAGAAATGCGTTCATGTAGATTGGCATTTAGTTCTCCCGATCTCTTACTTGATACCAGAACGTTTGTCCGTGGAGTTGTATGAGATCTCATAGATGTACGGCATTTGGTCGAACGGCCAGTCGGTACGATACACGACATAAGGCACGCCGCCGATGGTGACTTCGGCAGGGCCATCGAACACGTAACCGCCCAGAATATCCAGCGCACCATCCCACGATCCTTCGAAACCGTATTGACCAGTTTGCGGGTCGAAGGTTCGGAAGTAGCCCCAGCCGTGAGTTGCTTTCGGCCATGCCACATAGGCGCGAGTCGCTGCCGGATTGTCGGAGTCGCCAGTCGTGGAGTTCGCGGGAATAGTCACGCGGTCGCCGTTGTTACCGGACAGTGTAGTGGTCAAGCTATCGAGGAAAGCCTGACTCGACATTTCTGCCAAGCTCGCAACTTGACGGCGGATACCGAACTTCACACCGCCTGCGGGAGGTGCTGCAACGTTGGTGATCGTCACCGCATAGGTTGCGGTTTTCGACACGCCACCTTCGGAGTAAGTTGCGGCCAGCGTGATAACGGTGTTCGCAGTTACTTCGACAGTGGTCAACACGCCGCTTGAACTGATCGCGAGACCAGTCAGGCCGCCAGCCGATTGAATTGACCACGAAGGAGTCACGTTCTTCGTGCTTCCGTCGCTCATGGTCGCCAGACAGGTGTAGTTACCAGTCTTCTTCTCTTCGACGGTGGTCGGGCCGCTGATTGCAATGCTCGACAGCGTTACCGGAATATTCTTGATAACTACGTCGAGGTCGGCAGTCCACGATTTCCCTTCTGCGGAAACGGTGCCGCGCAACTTGACAGTGGTGTCCGCGCTAACTTGTGCAGCGGTAACTTTCTGGCCGCTGATAGTGGCGGCGGAAGTTGCTTGAACGAACGACAGAGTTGGCGTGGTGAAATCGGCAGTGGTGCCGTCTTCCATCGTCGCAACCATTTTGTAAGTCGCGTTCAGACCTTCGTTGATCGAAGCGGGGCCAACGAGCGCCATCGACATGATGTTACTCAAGTTGGTGACAGTGACGTCGAGCGTCGAGCTGTACTGCGTGCCGTTGTATTCGACCGTGACTTTGATCTTGGTGATTTGAGTCGCCATGACCTTCGGCACGACCAGAGTACCGATCAGCGGATCAGCGAACGAACCCACACCGGAAAGAACTTCCCACTTGATGTACTTGGTCGGCGCAACTTCGGTGTTGTTCGACAGGCGCAGTACAGCGGTATACGAAGACGAAGTGTTTTCGTTGATTGGAGTGGTGCCCTTGATGAGCGCGTTCAACACAGACGGGTTGGAGTCCTTAACCGTGAGATTGTGCGTGTCAGTCATGACCTTGCCATCGACCGTCGCCTTCAACGTCAGCACCGCAGGCTGATCACCAGTAACCGAGGCAGCAGTAAAGCGGCCAGTGGCGTCGATAGTGCCGTTCGCATCGACCGACCACTGCGTCATTTCAGCAGGGATGATCGCGCGCACAGTGCCGTCGGTGAAGTACACGTCAGCTTGGAACTGCGAAGTGCTGCCCTCGTTGACGGAAGTCGCGCCAGTGATAACGATGTGACTCGGCGTAGGTGCCGGAATGTCTTTGATCGTTACGTTGTGCGTGTCGGTCAGGGTCTTGCCGTCGATGAGAACGGCAAGTGTGATGGTCACGGGGCTGTCAGCGGTAACAGAGCCCGCCTTGAGCATACCTTGAACGGTCATGCTTCCGAAACCGCTCACAGTCCACGACTTCATTTCACCGAGCGCGACACTGCGCACTGCGCCGTCGAGATAGTAAACGTCAGCTTGGAACTGGGTGTCGGTGTTTTCGTTGACGGTAGTCGGGCCAGTGATAACGATGTAGCTCGGCTCGTTCACGAACACGTTGCGCACCAGCACGTCCATCTTGCCAGTCAGTGCGATACTCTGCACAGTTGCCTTGGCAGTGACCGCAACCGTGGTATCCGCAGCGACTTCACCAGCGGCCAGCAAACCACTTGCGCTGATCGTGTGACCCGTGCCGCTAACAGTCCAGCCAGTCAACTCACCAGCATTCAGCGCGCGGCTGGTGCCATCGGAGAATTGAACTTTGACGGTGTACTGTTGCGAAGTGTTTTCCATCAGCGACGCAGCACCGGAAACAATCAGACCAGTCGGCAGCACTTCGGCTTTGATGGTGACGTCCATCGCTTTCGTCAGCGGATAACCTGCGACAGTCGCATTGACAGTCAGCTTGGTCAGGGTGTCGATGGTCACGTCAGGCGCAGTGAACAAACCAGTTGCGGTGATTGTACCGACCAGCGCAGTCCATGAAGTGATCTCTTCCGGCTTCACGTCTTCGATAGAGCCATCGTCGTACACCACTTTCACGGCGTACTGTTGCGAGGTCTTCTCGTTGACGGTAGCGGGGCCGATGATGTTCAGGCTTTGCGGACGCTTGGTCGGCGGGTTGCTGACGTTACGCAGAGTGATAGATTTCTGCGCGTTGACAGTTACGCCGGACGCCTCGAAGGATGCAGAAAGTTTTGCAGCTTCGTCGGTAGCAACTTCACCAGCGGCTACCTTCATGCCGTTGATGGTGGCGTGCTGGTTGTCGATGGTGAAGGTCAGCGGAGTGACTTGTTCAGTCGTGCCGTCGTTGTAAGAAACGTGGACGGTGTAAGTGCCTTCGGTGTGCTCATCGACAATCGCAGGGCCACGAATATCCAGCGACACCGGAACGAACTTGCGAATGCGAACTTCGTGCGTGTCAGAGAGCGCGCCCTTGGTAGCGGTCAGCGTTACCATAGTGTCTTGCGGAACACGTTTGGCGGTGCCGACGTAACCATTCAGGCCGAGCGCTGCCGGAGTACCGGAAACGAAAGTATCGGGCACGATTGCGACGCGAGAGCCATCATCGTAAACACCAACAACGCCGAACGTGGTGGAAGTCCCCGGGAGCATGTCGGTTGCGCCAGTGATCTCGATAGAGGTCAGTTGCGCTTCCTGCTTCACGTAGACGATGCGCAGAGTGTAGGTGCCCTTGACGATAACGTCGAACACCGGATCGCGCATTGAAACAGTCACCAGCAAATCGACGTCGGCTTGCAGTTTCGGAGCAGTGACAACACCAGTCGCCGGATCGATGGTGACACCGATGGCGTTGGCTTCAATCTCCCACGACAAACCTGCGGGGTCTACTTCGGTGCGGTCAGTCCAAATCGCAGTACCGATGAGATCCATAGAGCTGTTGTGCTCCATGAATGCGGCGTTCCCCGGAAGACTGATAACCAGACGCTCCAAACGAGCAGAAGCCCATTCAACGTCGGACGGGCTCAGTTTACCCCAGCGTGCGAAAAACGCATTGCGGTCGGTGGGGTGGGCGCGCGTCAGGTAAAGCGTGTCGCCCGCTTTCGGCGAGTTGCCTTCGAGAATCGCGTAAGCACTGTCGTTGATCTTGATCATCGAGCGCGGATAATCAGGATGGTCGTGCGGGTTCGGATAGCGCGGGTCAGACATGCGCGGGTCGGTGTCACTTACCACCAAACCGTCGGCTTCATCTTCATCCAGCAACACGATACCCATCACGCTCAAGGTGGCGTGCGGCACGGTCAGATCACTCACGTCCAGACCGAGGTCAGCCGGAGTTTCTACAACAGGGCGATAGTATTGATCGACTGCGAACAGTTGCTCTTGCGCGGTGATCAGTTCCCATGTGCCACGGAACTTGCCGTCGGTGATATGGCTCACACGGCGGTAGATGTGTTTGTGGTCGAGAGAACCCGGGTTCATCACCAGCCACAGAACGTTATACGGAATCTCGCTGAAAGTCGGTTCGGTGTAGGAGCACACCACGACAAACTTGCGAGAATCTTCTTGCTCACTCTCGACGAGTTCAAGGCGCACCGGACTTGCCGGATTGCAACCGCGACGAATCGCAGTGTTGAACAAGCGAATGATGGTAGCTTCGAGAAGAGTCATTGCATCACCCCGTTACTTCGGATTTCTTGAGCTTGCGCTGTTGCGCCAACTCGCTCGACTCAGCGACGAAAGTGCCGCCCTGCGCGGGAGTACCGTTCGCCATGTTCACGACGCCGATTACATCGACCAGCGGCTTCTCGACGTGCATTTCGTCGTGCGGCAGTGGTTGACGTTTGTCTTTCAGGCGCGGGTCATCGACTGCAACAAAGCGCGGTGCGGTGATCGGCTTGGCATCGGTCGTGAGTTTCGCGAGGCCCGCAGTGTCTTTGGTTGCGATACCGACGTCGCCAACACCAGGGGTGCCATCTTGCGGATCGTAAGACTGCGCGACGAACAGGCGCATGAATTCGGTAACGAGTTCCCAAGTGTTGCGGAAACCGTTGCTGGGAACCTTGGCAACACGGCGCACGAATTGCTTGTACGTGCTACGGTCGCGGTTGGTATCCAGCCACAGAACGTTCAACGGAAGAACGCGAGTAGGCTCGTCGTTCGACACGTAGATGATGATCGACTGGCCGAGTACGGCGTTGTAGTGTTTGTAGATCTTGGCGGGGCCGCCTTCCACAAAACCAGTAACGTCGATAATGGCATCGGCCATCTGACGGATTTGTTCGCTCTCCATCATGGTCATACCCCCAGATCTTGTTCTTTGACACGACGCCAAGAGTAAGTCACCTTACCATCGGGGTCAGCGTCAGCAACGAGCGCCTGAAACAGTCGCGGGTTCGGCTGTGAAGCAATCGGCACCGCCACGCCGTTACCGTCACGCACCAGAGTAGCAGGCTTCTCTTTGTGAGTGTGGTCGAGCGGGTCGCGGTTGTCGGTGAGTGCTTCGTGGCCTTCGATGATAGCGCGCGAGTCTGCGTTGGCCGTGGACAGGTAGCCGATACCTTGCACCGCAGTAGTTGCGGGCGGCGGCAGAGTGATCGAAATCAACTCAATGTCCGCAGGGTCGTACTCTTGAACAGGGAACGCATCGGCGTAGAAGTACAGAACCTTCCACACGTCTTCGTCGGGAGTCTTGCCTTTCTTGGTGCGCAGGTACGCATGACGGAAAGTTTCGGACTCGGGGTTGAAGTCGATCCAGATGGCCTGAATGGGGAGCAGGATATAACGCGGCTTGAAGTACGAACAGCAAACGACGTGGGCCGACCCATCATCGTCACGGGTTACGCGAACGATGATGGGGGCTTCGTGTTGGCGGTGAATGTTCGTAGTGATCTCCAAGCTATTGATGAATTTCTCCAGCTTGAGTTCCATGAACAAACCTCTTTATGCGGCAATCTCGGTAACGCGAGATCCCTTGGGATTGATGTTGTAGCGCATGATGATGCGGCGAATGGAGTTGGCCGGATCGATGATAACGTCAATAATCAGATCGCCGTTGGCGTTGCTCTGGTTAGTGTTGTTACGCTCGTCACAGATAACTTCGAACGGAGTAGCACCATCAACAACGTTGAATGCTCCCAGACGGTTCAGGATTTCCAGTTCGTCGGAAATCTGAGTCACCATTTCTTTACGGAGCACATCGTCATTCGGATCGAACAGACCCCACTTCGCACGGGAGGCTGCAAGTTCGAGGACGCGACCGCTGGTTGCAGAAACGTTGATGTTGCGCAGAGTGCTTTGACGGCGATACAGCGTGAGTTGTTCCCACAGCGCATAAGTTCCGCCCAACGCTTCCGGCATCTTGCGCACGTAGTTGATCTGGTTGTCAGTCAACACGTTGCGCTCGGGCTGGTCGTATTCGTAACGGGCACCCAGAACTTTGATGTGCGTGCTCATGTCGAGACCCGCAGGAGCGGTAACGAAACGCGCGGCAGCATATGCACCAGCGGCGAACGCCACAAGCGGCACATAGACCTTGCGAGATTCTTCCTCATCGTACACCAACAGGTCGCCCGTGTAGAGCGCGCCATAGAAGGTGTCAACGTTCAGCACGCTGTTGCGGTAGTTGACCGCATTACGTACTGACTGACGATCAGGTGCAACGTTCAGGAACGCGCGGCAGTTGTCGTGGTTTTCACACACGGACAGCATTGCACGGTGAACGATGTGATCGAAGCCCATGCTGTTTACCAGCAGATGGCATGACAGTTCTTCGCGGTCGGAGAAGAATTGCTTGTACGCTTCTGCGATCTCATCGCTGTTGGGCAAGCGACCGTCGGCACCACCCAGCAGCGCGCTGTTTGCAGAGCGCATAATCTGGAATGCAGGGCAGTAGGTGTTACGCTTCCAACGCAGAATCGTGGAATTGCGTTCGAGCACTTCACCGATTTCGTACTGGCGCTCTTCGGAGTCGATGTACGAATCGAAGCTGACGGTGTGAGACTCGACAGGCATGGAGCCCGCAACGTAGTTCTCGAAAATCATCAGCTTGAACAGGTTGGTGTTGTACTCGGTGCGATTCTTGATCGGGTCGAGACCTGCGGGGTTGTTCGGCAGCATGAAGACGTGATAGTTACGTCCCCACAGACCGGGGTTGGCCTGATAGAAGAATCCGGGTTCGACGGAGTTCAAAGGATCATCCGGCAGCCAGCCGAGTTCCGCAACGTCTTTAACGCCAATGACGTTGCCGTCGTTGTCGGTGTGCGGTGCGAGGTTGAACTTCGGAATGTTGGCTTTCGGATCGTCAACGGTCAGGTGCAGCACGCCATACTCAGCGTCGGGCGCGAGACGAACGTTATACACTTGGTTGGTGAACTGGTGGCAGTAGTGAGCAACGATGCCCGACATGCCAAACTTTGCCATGTTACGGCGACCGAAATAGGTGCGCCAGTCTTCCGGCGAAATGGTGCGCCATACCATGTTGACGGGGCCGCGCTCCATCGCACCTACCATGCCGATACGGATCCCGTTATCGACGGTAGGCATCCGCGAAAAGTCACGAATGCGAGTGTAGACGCCCGCAGAAGTGTGAGGCTTATTCATAGCTTGATGACTCCACTATAAACGTGATTGATTGAGCCGTGCAGCATGACCAGTGCGTGACGCATTGCGCGTTGCGGTGTGTCTCGCTTGTACCACTTGCTGTCCAGCATTTCTTCGTACGCACGCTTCCAATCGCCGTCAGCCGCAGCTTTGCAGAAGTTCGAGAATCCTTGAACGCCTACAATTCCGAGTTGATGAATCATGGAAATGAGAACGCCCCGACGATCTGCGTTCATAGCAGACCACTGACGGGCGAGTTGGATTTCGGCTTGGGCGGCGTACTCCGCGCAAACTTCTTCAAGCATCGCGAGCGAAATGCTTTGGCTCAACTTGAAATTTTCGTACGATGACAACGGCAAGCCTGTGCGGCGAGCGAACATGAAACCGTGACCGATAGTCGGATAGCCCTTGGAGTCGAGGTAAACTTTAGGCTTGAAGCCTTCCTCGTAACCGACCATTGGAATAGTTTCTGGCGCATACGGAAAGGCCATCATCACTTGGTCGCCTTCTTGGGTTTGGCGCGCTCACGTTGCTGCGCAATCTTCATGCCGCTGTTGTATCCGGAGATACGTTCGTGCAGCGACTTGATCGCGCGGGCCGACATGTTCAGCTTGGTGTTCAGCTTGCGCAGAAGATCGCGAATGTCGGCAGGTGTGCGGAGTTGTCCGTTGCCGAGATACTTGCCGTAACGCTTCTTGAACGATGCCAGCTTTTTCTCGTCGCCCGCTTTCTCAAGCGCGGCGCGCTGCTTGTAAAGGGTGGACAGTCGGGTGATTCGAGTCTTCGAAGTGTCGAGACGTTTTCTCTTCGCTTCCAGTTCTTTGATTCGCGCATTAGCACGCTCAATGCGCGCCTTGTACGTCTTGACCGAGTAAATGCGCTTTTTACTCGGCTTGGATGGTTTGGGCATTAGACCGCTCCTTGCAGAGTTAAACGTGACGTCCACGTAAATTATCATGTGAATGGAAAAGAGCCCGCAAAAGCAGGCTCTTTGTGTTACGCAGCTTTAGATGCCGCAGGGGCAACTTCATCCAGCGTTTCTTCCTTCTTGTCAGCTTCCGCATCGAGAAGTTCTTTGCGAATCTGGCGCAGACGGTCAAGTTGTGCAAGTTCGCCGTTCTGCTCATCAACTGCTTTATCCGGATTCATGCCGTAGTAGTTGATCAGCTCGGCAGCTTTCTCTGCATCTTTCAACGCGATGCGTTTTATCTTGTAGAGAATGCAACCGGGGAGGCTACCCCACACCATATCGTCACGCTGATTGAGTTCCGGCCACACGGTAAGCAAGTGGTCACGCACGGCATCCTGCGACGGAGGCGGAATGTCGATCACGCAATCAATACGGCCGGGACGAATCAGTGCGCGGTCGAGGTCGAGCGCTTTGTTGGTGGTCATGAAGATCATAACGTTATCCAACGGCGCGATGCCATCCAGCAAGTTGAAGAATGCACTCTGGCCATCGGAAGTCAGGAACGACAACATTTCAAACTCACGCGATCTCTTAGCCTCGTCCTCATTCACCAGTTGCTCACTGTCGTCAGACTTCGGCTTCTTGTGAATGGTGTCCATGTTGCCACGGCTCTTAACCCACGGAGAATCGTCGAAGTCTTCCATCACGACAAGCGAACGCTGCGAAACGTTATTCAACGCTTTGCTCAACTCGGTGACGGTAAGCAGTGACCCGAGGTTGATACTGAACAAGTTCAACTCGAAGTCAACAGCCAACGCGCGCAGTATCGACGTCTTACCTGAACCCGGAATCCCGTGCAGGATTGCAGTGAACTTGTGAGGCAGACCCATCGACAGAATTGTTTCGCGCTCTTCAAGGAACGTGGTGAATTCACGAACCAAGAGATCACGAACGTCTCTGTCCAGTGCCAGCGAATCGAGACCGCGACCTTTGAGTGAACTGACTGCGCGCCACTCTCCGGCTTTCGTATCCCATTCATGGAACTGCACGCCCTTGGCCTTCGCGGGTTTGCACTGTTCGAGCAGGCGAGCGAAGATTCCGTTGGAGCGACCGAGCGCGTAAATCTCAATGCTCTCTTTGATCGAGTCGGCGTGGTTGTCCGGCATTTCTGCGCGGTGAACAAACAGCGAACGCCCTTCGAATCTGACGCGGTGCCATCCCATGCCGATAGCAAGATGAGTTATGTGCTCACCTTCGTCATAGTCGTACTGGGTCTCGGCGCTGTAGCGGCGCGTCAAACGTCTATCACAATGCTCATGCAGGTAGCGCGACAGGTTGACGAACGTGCGCATGTTGTTCCATCCGGCATTGGTTACGCGCATCTGCGTAATGCTCTGGTTGAAGATGAACCGTCCAATCTTCATCGGCAGAGTTCGCAGCAGGTAGCCTACGAGTACCGAAGCAGCACCGACAACAGTGGCAATCAGAAATTGGTTGTTGTCGAAGAGGTCGTTCAACAGAATATTAGCGGCGCGGATCATTTCATGAATTTCGTTCACAGCTTCACTCCATTAGCAGTGGTCGTAATTGCGGCTGCGCGGGTCGCGCTCCGAAAGCGCTTGAGCAGAAGCGCGATTGCGCCATGCCCCGTTAACGCAGAACTCAGGAGCCGCGTCTTCGTCAGTGAGCACCAGACGGTACGCCATGTTGTTGATATGCTCGGTTGTGGTTTCCACGTACCCGTTGTGGTGACACCAAACAATGAATGCACGAATACCGTAAGTGGAATAAGTGCAGTCACGCTCGGGAACTTCCGGCACGTCGAACAGACCCATCATCACAAACTCTGCACACGACAGAGGTGACGCTTCTACTCGGGTATCAAACCCGTACTCAAGGAATCGACGTTTCATGCGATCAGTTCTCCGTGAACGAATGAGTGACGCGCGGACAACTCGGTATACTCTTCGGCAAACGAAGGCGGCACGCGCGAGATTGTATGCGGGTTGAACATGAAGCTCACCTGCGCATCCAGATACGTCTTGAAGGTCGCCATCTGATTGAGCGCGGGATTGTACTTCGAGTTGGTGTTCGCCAGCATTTCGTAAACCAGACGGAATGCCATGTGTCCCCAAGTGGGAGCCAGCACCATTGACGCATCAGCCTGCGCCAACAGCACACCGTAAGCGCGCATCCAATCACCCAACTGAATGCCGTAGCCCACGGTCGAATACATCGGCCACATACTGTCATGCGACGACAGCGGCAAACGATACTTGAACGCGCCGCCTTCGAAGACAGTCAACTCGATTGCCGCCTTCGCACGCAACAAAGTCAACTCAATGAACTTGTCGGTTGCGAACTCCGGACGATCTGACAGCCCGAGAATCAGCGGCAGGAACATGTCCACGGCACGCTGCGCACGCATCACGTTTTCAGTGTCGCTTGTGGCACCGAGCGAGTGCTCGTAATCGTGGAACAGCGCAGCCAGCATCACCGCCAAACGATCACCGTCGTCTTCGGGGCCACCGTATTCGTACGCCAGCGCACGCACGAATTCCGCAACTTCAATGCAGTGGTACGTACTGTGATACATACGATTGTGGTTCGGATACAGCGTTGACTTGGCCGAAGCGGACAGCAGGCAATCAATGGCGGCAGACGTGGCAGCGACACCGATCAGCGGATGCAGCATGTTGTGAACCGCCTCGTAATAAACATCTTGCAGATGTTCGCCACTGCGCAGCGCGGTTGCCGCGAAGTCATCCACCGGAAGTTCAAAGATCGGAGAGTCAAACATCGGGTGAGCGTCACCGTAAAGTTTGTGCTCGATGATCTTGTCAGCAACGCGATTAGCGACGCTGGTTAGAATCAGTACCTTGGAAGCATTCAGCATAGTGGCCTCGCTATCGGCAAGTGGTATGGCCGCGCAAGGCAGCCGAAATGTAGAACTCACGGGCAGCGTGCGCCGCATGTTCAGCAGGAGTTGCGTCAGCTTTGATGGAGCCAAGCAACTCGGCGGCATTGACAGTGGCGACGCCGCAGAAGTTGATCAGCGCCTCGACCGCCAGACGTGCCACGCACTTGTCGCGAATTGCACCAAACGCTTCGGGCGGGTTGATGTTCCACGGTTGCGTTACGCAATACAGTTGGTCGTACAGCGGGCTGCCAATCTTTTCGTATTGCGGTTTGCGTGCATCGTAGTTGTCGTCGAACAGCACGAACGGTTTGCCGCCAGTCAGCTCATCGCAGAACTTGAGTTTGCACACCGAGGTCGGCACGGCATGGACTTTCACGTTGGAGAGTCCATACTGCGCGAGCAGGTTTTCAGTCAGCTCTTTGCCCTTCGGATGGTAGCCGCGATGCGTTACGATTTCGACCGGAACACCGATAGCCATCAACGCAAGCAACGTGTGCTTGGCATAAGGCAGCAGTGCAGTTTGATCCATGAATTCGGCGCTTTCGAGGAACCCGTTTTGGATTTCACGCTTCAACATATGCTCAGGAAGCGACAACTCGGGATGAAGACGCAGCGACGACGGATGCACAGAGGTGCCGTTGTCCCACGCTTGCTTGATGAACCAGCCGCGAGTATCGAGCAGGGTGTCGTCGGCATCAAAATAAAACGGTACAGGATTTTTCAAGATCACTTTTGTTCTCCCTTCGGAGTGTAGGCATCAAGCACTGATAGATAAATGGTTGTACGTTTGTCACCGACCACAAGGAAGATCTCTTGCGGACTTCCATCGGGATTGAACGTACCTTCGAATTGCATCACGACGCCCTTCACTGCCCACACGTAAGATGTGAGCACCGCGAGGCGCGTCTTTATGGAGCCGAAATCCCGACGCCACCACAAACTGTCACGCACTACTGCGGACACACCTTTGCGGTAACGAACGTAGAGCGAATAGAACTCGCTATCGGTTTTAGAAACTTCTTCCAATACCGCGACAGGATCAGCGGCGCGTTCCGGCGGCTGCCGCATGTAGGCGCGCGTACGCCACGCACCCCGCGCACTGGTGCGATTCTCCAAACAGGAGTTGATGCGATCCAGCACGATGCGTTGGAAGTGATAGCGCGGGAAGATTCCGACGAACGCTTGAATCACCGGAATAATGTCGGCATGGCGATGCGAGTCCACGAAGCGCGACAGCTCACCAACTACGTCATCAGAAACCGCTGCATAGTCCAGCGAGGTTCCGAGTACGCGCATGGAGTCGCGGGTGTTGGGGATTTCGTTAGGGTCAATGATCATGGCGGCCCTCAAAGATTGTGACGTGTGGCCCCGCAGGATTAAAGCTGACTCGCACTTGAATTGTGCCCGCGCCATTCCCACACGTAGATACTCGGTTCGGTTGCAGCACGTAGCCGAACATGAAATAGACGAACAGGCGAACGCGCGCCTCAAAGTAGCGATCACTCAACAGTGCTGGGTGATGGTGCTCTTCAACAAGCTGCGTCATTCCCATGTTGAATATGTTGTAGCGGTGGTTGCGTACTTCCTTGCCTTTCCGATACATCAACTCAAACGTCGGCCAGTCCGGACTCGGTAGCTCTGAAAACGTGAAGCACATTCGCGGAGAGCGCTTAGGGTCTTCGAGCATTGCAATGCGAGCACTCACCTTGTCGGTGAATAGACTTCGCACGCACGGCGGCATCATCATAGATAAACGCTCGGTCGTCGATTCTTTCGTTGACACCAGCGCATCGTAAATAACATCCTGCGGCGCTTCATCCGTGAACCTGCGCCAGAAACATCCAACAACGGAATCTGGTAGCATTTGTGACCTCTCAGTAATCATTGCTGCTTCCACCGCCTCCGCAATCATTGTCCGGCGCGGAGTAAGTGGGCGCGGAATACGTTTCACGCTCAGGCTGCGGGTCGGGCGCGTAACACGGCGAGGTGCGGTGTGGTGAAGTAGGTTCTTCAACATACACGTTAGCGGAAGTGCCAGCCGCTTGCGAGATCACCGAACTGTGACTTTCGGATGCGCACGCATTTTGCAAAAGCATGTGTGCGAGCATAACGTCAGTCATGTCGAACGACCCGTCGTTGCGATACGTGACTTGCGGGCCATACATAGTGCTGTTGTCCTGCTTCACGCCGCGAGTTTTCTGCGCTTGACGTTTGCGGGAAATAACCGGATGCCCTGTCTGACCGACGGGGCCGCTCGGCTCGTAACGCTGCTCCACCTTCAAATGTGCGCACAGGAAGTCACAGCGATCACGCAGCTCGTTCAGGGTGATAACGCGAAGGCGAAGATCGGTATCGCTTTCCAGTGGTGCAACGTCCAACTGATAGCGGTCTTCGTAGCGTGAGCACAGGTCTTCGAATTCGTCTTCATCCAGCATCAACGCTTCACGCAATTCAACAGAGCGCAGTGACGCCATTAGACGGAGGGTGTCAGCCACCTCAACCGTATTCATCGCCAGCGAAACGAGAACTTCATCGGCACGCATACGCATGAAGCAATCTGCGCGCGGGTAGATAATAGAGCTGATCGGCACGGCCTTCACCAGTCGGAACATCAACGGCATAAGCGGCTCGGAAATGGCACGCAGCGCAAACGAGCCGACGGGGCGGAAGGCGCAGTGCGCATACACGTACGAATTCTCCAACACGAAGAACTGCATACCGGCCATGAATGTCGCTAGGTTGTAGACGTCGGGAACCATGCAACGTGACAGAGTTGCGACCGCCTCGTCGAGGAACAACGCCGTTCCTTCGATAGGTTTGTTGATTCCCTTCCCTTCCACAATGCTACGCTGCGGGCGATAGCGTCGGGCGGTGAGCGAACCACAACGCACAAGAACTTCGTCGCGCGTCATCACCAGTCTGCCGTCTGAATGCAATGCCATTGCAGGAACGAGCATGTCGGTTTTGGTTATGCCGATGGTGCTGCGGTCAAAGAAGCCTTCGGGCTGTGCAAACCCACGCATCAACGAACTCATGCTCCGGAAGGGTGCAAGGGTGTCGCGGCTGCCGATAGCGTCACGGATCAATTCGTACGAACGACGGCGCACGTTCGATTCGGTACACAGAACAGCGCGCACGATCTCAATCGGGTTCGTCACATGCTCTTCGGTGCCGTCGGCATCGTACCACTGTTCAACTTGAGTTCGGAGCTGGTAAGTCGGGGATAGCTTGAGAAATGCGTTACGCATCCAGTTAATCATGATGTTTGTCTCCTTTGTTAGACAATATCTATTTACAGTATTTTGGGCAGCGAATGAAAAGAGGGCACCCGCAGGCACCCTCCATGTTACAAGCTATTCAAAGACCCGACATACAGCACGGCGTACTTCTTGCCAGTTGTCTTGTCGGTTGCAACCTTCCGCACCAAATTGCATTTGATTCCGTGGCTGCTGTAATGTGCAGCAATGTTGCTAGGACGTGCAACACCCGCAGCATCAAACTGCGTTGCACTTCCCAACTGCGCACCGCACACACGACACGGAGCATACCCGCGAAACTGGGTGGGCGCGCCTACGGGTTTAAACGGAATGGTAGGGGCTGCGGCCATCATTGAGTAAATGTCGGAGCGCAGCAAAGATCCGTACGCGGTTTTCACCTTGCGCGTCACAGGCCCGAACGCAAAAGGCCAGAACATCACGGCAGTATCGGCGCCACGCTTCACTTCCTTGATGGAGAGCAGAGCAGTCCCCAGCGCGATCACCTTCTTCGCGAACGTCGGGCCATACTTCGCAGTAACTTCGGCGCGCTGCTCTTTGGTCAACTTGTCGGGAGCTTTCGCCTTGAACTTGATCTTCTTGAGCGCGTCCGTCGATCCTTCTTTCGGGGTCACGACTGCGGTCTTGGCTTTGATCAGAGCGCCGTGCTTGGCTGCCGTTGTACTTTGCGTGTTGGTCAGCGTCTTACCAACCACGCGAGGCGCTGGGAAGTCCATGACGGCTTTGCCATCTTTCTTGACGAACACATGGCCGCCTTGCTGATCGTAAATGATCGAGATCGAATCCGAGGCTGCTGTGTACTTGGTGCCGCGCTTGGAGATCTTTATCCAGCTCAGGCCCGCGTGCTGCGCAATAATACGGGCAAAGAGTTCCGGCGGGGTAGGAACGGCGGACAGTGATAAATGGAGTTTCATAGCAAGTCCTTACCAACCGTCGTTGGTTTGCGCCCGTGCAGCGTTGAACTTTCGCTGGTCTGCATCACGACGATCCATAATGAACTTCACGTAGTCTTTGACGTCCATCAAACCGCGCTTGCGCATTGCGGCAATCAAGCGGTCGAGGCGCGCACGGTCTTTGCGCAATCCCGTGGTAGCTGAACGTCCCGCATTCTGGAATGCTGCTTTCAGTTGTCGCTGCAAATCGTCACCGTAACGCAAGTAGCTGATCATACTCTTGTCGAAATCCTTCACGTCGTAAACGTCGTTGTAGAGATTGAACTCCGGATCATCGGTGAGCATCAACAAGTGCAGTGCGGAACTCAGCAACGTTTCAAAACCACGGTCGCGCGACGGCGTACGTTGTGGTGCCTTCTTCACATCCACAACGTCCGACAATTGCAGTCGCCCCTTCTCACGCCCGAGCTGGAACAACTTCGGATCGTTATAGAGGTAGAGCGGAATGCCGAGTTTGAATGCTTGCACGTACAGAGTGCGCAGCGTACGCTTGTCAGTTTTGCTTTCATCGACCAAGAGACTAATGCTCTTGATGAATGGCTTAACGTCGATGCGCGGCTTGTCAGTCACTAGCCGCGCATCTTGCTCATCGCTATCGAAGCGAACTTTCGGAGACGAGAAGAACTGCCAGTAGTCAACAGGCTTAACTTGATAGCGCGTGTTGATCTTGTTGCCATCAAGTTCGAAGAGGACGCCACGGGAATCGTTACGGTGATAACGTCCGTGGCGTGAACGAGTGAGGCTCAGGAAGTATGCTTTCCGCTTACCGTGCGCGGCGTCCGAATCGGACAGCGAGGTAGGGGTAAGCATCATGCCTTCCGTGAGCGCTTTGACTGCCGACAACACTGACGTGAAGTGATACAGTGTTGCCGTTGCAGAAGTTGATAGGAGTAGGCGCATTAACGGAGCTTCAAGCCTTTCATTGCCCACGAAGTAATCTGGCGATGCACGGCACTCGGAATAGATTCGCGAGCGCTGGTGTCAATGTTGCGCAAGGTATCACGCAGCTTCTTGCTGTTACCCCCAACCAGAACCTGTGCAATCTTCAAATGGATGGCAGCGTAACCGAAGTCCTGACTGACGGAGTAAGCGTTCTCGAATTTGGAGAGTTTGAGCTTGCCTGTCTTGATGCGCTTCCACTCCGGACTGGTTTCGAGCAACTTAACGGCAAGTTGCACGTTCTCTTTGTCGCGGTTCATGATGCCCGTGCCGACTGGAGCTTGCCCCAGCAGCTTCAAAAACTTCTTGGTGGTCGCGGCAGTAGCACCGCCCTTCTCAATGTAGTTAGAGACCTCGGCGGACACACGATCCAAGAACACAATCACGGAGCCGGAAGGAAGGCTAGTGGCGGATAACGTGGCGGCAGCTTCCTTGATCGCAGGGGCGATTTCGTTTTTCCATGCAGCGGCTGCATCGAAATCAGGAACTACGCCCTGCACTTTGGCTTTCTTGCCGCCTTTGGTGGTGACAGGTGTGGAGCGCGCGAGCAGCACAGTACGCTCTTCGGGGGTAACAGTGATTACCTTGGTCGGCTCACCGCGCAGGATCAGACGAGCAGCACCCTTGGTGCCGTCACGCAAACCGAATTGAGTGTCGGTAGCGATCATGACTTCCTTGCCACGGAACAGCAAACCCATGCCCGCGACGGAAGTGTAGGTGTTCCAACTGTACTCGCTTTCGGGAGCCACTGCGGAGGTAGAGGCAATCGCGCGTGCGACGATAGAAATTTTCATGATGTTCTCCTAGAACAACGGTTGATTTTTCGAAGTGACAGGCTCACCTGTCTCAGGGTTTAAGTTGTCTTTAGTTCGGCGCGGGAAGCGGTTGTGCCACTTCCCGATTGCAGGGTCACACTGGCTGCAAATGTGCTTGCCTCCGTTGTTCCAGTAACCGCAGTTTGCCGTGTTCTCAACGACGTGGCATTCTTCACATTCGAATTGCATGTGCCCTCCAAATTAGGGTTAGCGTACTACCTTAATCTTGAACTTACGATTCGCTTTGCGCGGCGCGTCATCAGGCTTGCCCAAAACCAACACCACGTCATAGCCACGCAATACTTCAACAACTGCGTTGACAGTCTTGGCCTTGCTGATAGCCATCTGCGCGGTGCGGATTTTTGAAGCAGTCGCAAGTCGCATCATAGCCAGACTTGCGACCTTACGAACCTCCACAAGTGGGCTGCGAGTCGTGAGGTTCGGTAGGCGTGAGCATACCGTAACAGAGTATGCGCGCTCAATGTCGAATTGCAAGTTCGCGTTCGCCAAACCAATCTCTTCCGACGAGAATCTGCCAGTGTGCGTCCAGTCATAGGAGCCCGCACGACCGTTAATTCGCTCACGCGCGGCACCTTTCAAATACGCGGGGCCGTTGAAGAGTATGCCAGTACCGTTGCGTGTGAATTTGCTGCCGAGGTACTGCATAGACTTATCAGCGTTCGGCGCGACGTAAACAACTGACCCCATAGAACGACCAGCTTTTACGTTGGCACTCGTCACCTTAAACCCTGTCAGCGCAATGCAAGATGCAGCCGATATATCAGTGCCGTGCCAGACGGTCTCCGCAACTTTGTGTGCGTCGGTCGGTTCTTTTGCTTTTGACGTCACGTTAAATGCTTTGTCTATTCGGACGGCGGTGATCCCGTGGCCGAGTGACATTTGCGCTTCAACCAGATCGAGGTCGGCGGGGGTGATTCTGCGACTTGCTACTTTCAGCTTGCCGCCGTTCTCTTTGATGGCGGCATAAGCTGCTTTGACGCGCGCCGTGAAATCGTCAATGTCTTTGGCCCCGTAGCCGGAGTTCAGCAGTTCATCAGCTACCGATTTCTGGGCTTCTTTAAACACCCCACGTACGACTTCAATATCAGTAGCGCGCAAATCGGATGCGACAACCTTGTTCGTCTTCAAGCCATTGAACTTTGCGTGCTCGCTTTGGATTTTACCGAACGCGCCTTTGGTCGCGTTGGCGGAATTCGCCACCAATTGCAGAACAAGATACTGCGAGGCTTCTTTCGTCAGCTTAGGAACTAACGGGCTGATTGCTTTGTTCGACACGCTGCTCAACGCAGCAATGCGAGCAATCTCTTCCAATCCGACTTTTGAAATCCCGCTATAGGCTTTCACGAAATCGGCAGTCTTGAGTTCAGGCAATCGCCAGCGTTTAACAAGCAGGTCGTGCAAGTCCTCGGGGACGTTACGCAGATACTCGGGAGACGTGGCAAGGAATTTAACGAGCGGTGCCATTTCAGGAGCACGCAAGGCCGCGAAGTCCAAATCAAACTGCGGATTGTCGCCGTACAGCTTCAACAGCTTCTCAGGATCGTTCGCGAGCATCCATGCGAGGTTGCCGTTGGTCATTTCAGGCAACTTGGCTGCCGTCAGTCGAACAGGTTTCTCTACAGTGAATGCTGCGGCGGCTGCTTTCGCTTTACGAGTGGATACCGGAGCGGCTGCGTAGAGAGAACGTACGGACGGCACTGCAACGTAAGGCTTGATCAGCGCAGAGAACTTCGCGGTGATTCCATCGGCAGCAAGCATGGCATCAGCCGCCTTACTCTGCAAGAAGAATACCTGCACCATTGCGAGAGCTGGGTACAGGTTCTTGGCCTGTGCGGAGGCAGATACCGAAACCAAGATAGTGGCGTAGGCGTTAACCAAACGATCCACAAAGAGTTTGTCTTCACCCTTCCACTTGGCTTTCTTAGAGAAGAACAGCAATCCTGCAAGCAAGCGATGCAGCATGAAGGTAACGGCCATCACGCTCGCTTGTTTGCGACGCAGAGTGAGGGCACCCACACCCGCCCGACTAATCTTGTCGTTCCTAAGTTCCTTCGGCAGCGCCTTTAGGCCCTTAGCGCGCAGAGTGGAGTCGTCAAACGCATGTCCGACAAACACGCCAGCAATCGCCAGCCACAGCTTATCGTCTTTGGGGTCGGGTAGCGCATCCACCTTCGGCAGGCAGGCGAGAAGAGCGTCGGCATTTTCTGCACCCACCTTTTTCAAGAAGGTCGCAAACTCTACGAGCAGCGCATCGCCAGTGACTCTGTGCTTCGTGAACGTGTTGGCGACTGAATCTGGTTTCATGCCAGAACTACTGATTGCGGCTTTCAACTTGGTATCGAGCTTTTCAAAACCAAACGGAGCAGCCAGATAGCCCTGTTCACGA